GTTAAATTTAACCAAGAGGTTATGTGTGAGTTCCTAGGATCAACAAATACGTTGATTAACTCTAATACAATAGGAGCTCTAAGTACAATAGAACCAGAGTTTCAAAATGCCAATTTAGATATATATGATAGTCCTGAGGAAAATCACTACTACGCAATGGCAGTAGATACAGCAAGGGGTATAGGAGGAGACTACTCCGCCTTTGTGGTAATGGATATTACTGAAATGCCTTATAAAGTAGTAGCAAAATATAGGGACAATGAAATAGCTCCAATGTTATTTCCCGACGTGATAGGAAAAGTAGGAAGAGACTATAATGACGCCTTTGTATTAATAGAAGTAAATGATATAGGGCAACAAGTAGTAGAAATATTACATTCGGAAATAGAATACGAGAATATTTTAAGTACGGTTACCGAAAAGAATAGGCAATTTGTAAGTCCTGGCTTTGGTAAAAGTACAAAATTAGGTGTAAATACATCTAAACAAGTAAAGAGACAGGGGTGTTTTACATTTAAATCTTTACTAGAAGAACAAAAACTGTTGGTATTTGATGAACATATAATACATGAAATATCAACTTTTATAGAAAAAGGTAACACATATCAGGCTGACGAAGGCTATCACGATGACCTGGTAATGTGTATGGTGTTATTTGGCTGGTTATCTAGTCAACAGTTCTTTAAAGACATGACAGATATAAACACAAGAGAAGGTTTATATAAACAGCAAAGTGCTAATATAGAACATAATTTAACACCATATATAAGAGATGATGGGCAAGCACCTGATCATTTTGTTGAAAACGGAGATTTGTGGTTAATAGAAGACAATTACCAGAAAAATTTACAACAAAAGATGAAGGACTTGGTAAAAAATTAATAACTTATAAATAGTTGGATGATAATAAAACTTGTGTCATTCATAAGATAATATAAACCGAGGAGAAAAACATGGCATTTCAGCTATCACCAGGTGTTCTTGTAACCGAGTTAGACCTTACAAGTGTTGTTCCAGCAGTAGCATCCACAACAGGAGCTCTAGTTGGCAACTTCCAGTGGGGACCGGCCGAGAAGATCACAACAATTAGTTCAGAGAACAATCTCGTTGAAAGATTTTTCGAACCAAACTCCGATACCGCTGTAGACTTTTTTACAGCAGCTAGTTTTCTAGCATACGGTAATAATCTTAAGTTAGTCAGAGCAGTAGGAGACGCAGCAAGAAACGCTGTAGCTTCTGGTACTGCTATAATAGTAGATAATGATGACGACTACGACCTCAATCATTCTACTGGAGGAGGCTCCAATGGAATGTGGGTTGCTAGATACCCTGGCGCTTTAGGTAATTCATTAAAAGTAAGTTTCGCGGACAGTTCAAACTTCGACACCAATTCAGTAGCATCGGCAACGATTACTGCAGGCGGTTCGGGTTACAGTTCTGCTCCAACAGTTAGTTTTAGTGCAGCACCAACAGGCGGAGTAACAGCTACAGGTACAGCCACTTTAAGTGGTGACGCAGTAGCTTCAATAACAATTACCAATCCTGGTAACGGTTATACATCAGCACCAACTATATCATTTAGTGGTGGCGGTGGTTCTTCCGCAGCAGCAACAGCAGTATTAGCAACAGACTGGTCCTACAAATCAAACTTTGATAGAGCACCATTAAGTTCACAAACAATTTTAGCAAAAGGTGGTTCTAACGACCAATTGCACGTTATTGTTGTAGACGAAGATGGCCTATTTACTGGTTTGAAAGGAACAGTTTTAGAGAAATTCGAAGGAGTCTCAAAAGCATCTGACGCTAAAGGTTTAGAAGGCGGTTCAATTTATTATAAAGACGTAATTAACACTCAGAGTAAATACATTTGGTGGAGTGCACACCCAAGTAGCGACAGCACATGGGGACAGACTTCCACTACAACATTCACATCAGGCTTCACAACATCAGAAAGCACAGCTAGTTTAACTGGCGGTCTTTCAGCAGACCCTAGTTCAGGCAATATCCAAGCAGGATACGCACTGTTCGCAGACTCTGAAAGTGTTGACATTAGCTTGGTTATGACTGCTGGACATAGCACTACAGACGTAGACTATGTTATTGACAACATTGCTAAAACAAGAAAAGACTGTTTATGTTTCTTTTCACCACAGAAAGCAAGTGTTGTAAACAACGCAGGTTCAGAAGTAACAAGTATGGTTACAGATAAAAGTTCCTTAGCAGGTACTTCATACGCAGTAATGGACGGTAACTGGAAATACCAGTACGATAGATACAACGACTTATATCGTTGGATTCCATTAAATGGAGACGTTGCAGGACTTTGTGTAGCAACAGACTTATCTACTGACCCTTGGTTCTCACCAGCAGGATTTAATAGAGGACAAGTCAGAAACGCTGTAAGGTTGGCATTTAATCCATCCAAAGCTAATAGAGACGATATGTATAAACAGGGTATCAACCCTATTATAAACAGTCCTGGGAATGGTATTGTATTGTTTGGAGACAAAACAAACTTAGCAGCACCTAGTGCATTCAATAGAATTAACGTAAGACGTTTGTTCATTGTACTAGAAAAAGCAATAGCAACAGCAGCCAAGTATCAATTGTTTGAATTCAACGATGCGTTTACTAGATCGCAGTTTACTAGCTTACTTACACCGTTCTTAAGAGACGTTCAAGGACGTAGAGGAATATATGACTTTAAAGTTATATGTAATTCTAGCAACAATACAGCCGAAGTAATTGATAGAAACGAATTTGTAGCAGACATTTTTATAAAGCCTGCCAAATCAATTAACTTCATTCAACTTAACTTTATCGCTACTCGAACAGGCGTAAGCTTCGAAGAGATTGGTGGGTAATATAAATATAGGTATAAGAGGAGAAAGAAATGGATATTGAAGCATTTAGAAGTAAATTAGGAGCGGGAGGGGCTAGACCCAATCAGTTCCAAGTTACACTAAATTTTCCTACAATCGCAGATGCAGATAACACCTATAGTATATTGGTTTCAGGAGCGGCAATACCAGCTTCGACAGTAAACCCAGCAATTATACAATATAGGGGTAGGGAAGTTAAATTGGCCGGCGAAAGAATATTTGATCCGTGGACAGTAACAATAATTAACGATACTAATCAATCATTACGTAGACCATTTGAACAATGGTTGGATGCAATCAATCAGAAAGATGATAACAGAGGGCTATTAACACCTTCTGAATACTATCAAGATATTGAGATCATTCACTTAGATAGAAATGATGAGCCTTTAAAAGGTGGTCAGTATATGTTGAAGGGAGCATTCCCAATTAATATGTCAGAAATTGCATTACAATATGCACAGAACGACATCATTGAGGAATTTACAGTTACATTCCAATATCAAGCATACGAAAACGTTGGCGTAGACGTAGCCATTTAATGTGGCTAACGTTTTTACTTAAGGTAAAAGAATAGATAATTATGGATATATTTGGATTTGAAATAAAAAGGAAGGGCCAGGCTACAAACGAGAAATCGTTTGTTGCCCCCGCCGAAGACGGTGCAATTGAGTCTATTAGAGCAGGCGGATATTACGGCACATATTTAGACCTAGATGGGATTTCCCAAACAGAGTCTGAATTAATAAAAAGGTATCGTGATATCGCTATGATGGCAGATGTTGACACAGCGGTTGAGGATATAATTAATGAATCAATCGCACAGCTGGAAAACGAAACTCCAGTTGAAGTCAACTTGGACAATGTAGAATTGTCTGCTTCTATTAGAAAGTCTATATTAAGAGAGTTCGAAGAATTAAAGAACTTAATGAACCTAAAAGAAATGTGTCAAGACTATTTCCGAAGGTGGTATGTAGACGGGAAAATATATTTCCACAAAGTCATCGATTTAGATAATCCAAAAGACGGGATCAAAGATATTAGGTATATTGATCCTAGAAAAATAAGACGTGTTCGAGAAGTGAAAAAAGAAAAGAATGCGTCAGGTGTACAATTTGTTAAGGATATTGAAGAATACTTTATCTATAATGATAAAGGTGTTACGACAAAACCAGGAGCGTATGTAGCCCCAGAGAATCAACAGGGGTTAAAAATTGTAAAAGACGCTATAGCATATGCACCAAGTGGTTTGGTAGATCACGATAAGAAAATAGCATTATCGTATTTACATAAGGCAATAAGGCCGGCAAACCAATTAAGGATGATGGAGAACGCAGTAGTCATTTATAGGATTACAAGGGCTCCTGAAAGACGTATTTTTTATGTAGATGTTGGTAACTTGCCAAAGATGAAGGCAGAACAATATCTAAAAGACATTATGGACAGGTATAGAAATAAACTTGTTTACGATGCTAATACAGGAGAGATACGTGATGATAAGAAGTTTATGTCTATGTTGGAGGATTTTTGGCTCCCTAGACGTGAAGGAAGTGCAGGTACTAATATAGATACTTTGCCAGCAGGACAAAACCTGGGACAAATAGAAGACGTAGAATATTTTCAACGTAAACTATACCAGG